TGTGCCGCAGAAGCGATAGAGCCAACTTCTATATTTCCTGCAAATTGTGCAGAACTTGTTACTGAAGTAATTGTCTTAAAGTATTTAGTACCATCTACAGCTTCAGCAGAACCAGTAGAAACAATTACTTCTGTAAGAGCATTATCAAAAACATCCGTTCCAACAATAGTATTTGTTTTAGCATTATCACTTGTTCCTGCTGTGGTTACAGTTAAAATTCTGGCTCCACCAGAAGCAAAGGAAGCGTTTGCTAATGTTGCTGTTGTATTAGGTCTTGCTGCGGTAACTATAAAGTTATCATCTGCTGCAACCTCGTCACTTATAAAGGCTGGTTTTACATCTGAAATAGTTCCTGCCATTTTAATCTCCTTATAAAAGGTGGGGGTAATTAGCCCCCACTATCGATTAGTTATTAGCAGATGTAACTGCGATTGTACCACCAGATGTTCTGATCATCATCTTGACTGCCATACTGTCTGTATCAGCTGCGGCTTCAAAATAAATATATGAACCTGCTAGTATTGTTGTTTCTGCTCCAGAAGCTGTTAAGATAATCTTAGCGTGAGCATCTGTAGTTGTTGCTTCACGCTCTAGTACATTAGTTCCAGCACCTGTAACAAATGCTTCAAAAGAAGAAGCATCAAGTTCATTATTTGTATGTACTTGTAATGTTAATAAGGCTGATGCAGCTATGACATTATTATTAAAAATAATTAAACTTTTGTGTGTGTCTGAAGCAAGATCAGTTGTTGAAGCTGTTAAAGCTAAAGTAGAACCAACATTACCATTATATCTTACAACACTTTGATTAGCTGCAATCGATGTAGCACCTGCGGCAATTGTAAAGTCTGTGCCAACAACACCTGTCCCACCAAAGATAGCACTTGTTTGTGCTGCGGTAGGAACGGCTGTTTGTCCAGCTATACCTTCAAGAGCAATAGCTAATTTAAGAGCTGTAATCGGCTCAGTAAGAACATCATCTACGTTAGCTACAACACCTGTTGCACCAAACTTACCGAAGTTTTGATTCCATTGTGGGTTTAAACCAAGCATTGTTGTTCCAACACCTTCATTAAAGAATGAAGTCATTCCATTAAAATTAGCAAGAGTTGTGTTACCTGTGACTGCTAAAGTTCCGCCTACAGAAGTGTTACCACTTGAGTCAATAGTTGTGTTAGATGTTTCAGCACCTGTTGTGCCATCTGTTGAAAATTGAGTAAATCCGTTCTCGGCTCGGACATTACCCTTAAAAGTTGTATTAGCCATGTAAATCTCCTATCTTGGCAAATGTCAGTTACATGATGTAACTGTTAGGTTTAGTTTATTATACACAAAAAAGGGCAGTATGTAACTGCCCTTTTTTTAAAGTTTTAATTAAGCTTACGCTCCTGGTGAACCAAACATGGCACGAGGATCAGAGAAACCAAAAGAATATCTTTCTCTTGCTTTATATCTCATGTTTCCTGTCTCAAAGTCTGGATCCATAGCTGTTGCTAAAGACATACGCTCAAAGTGCTTTAAGCCATTTGGTGCGTCTGTCTTAATGAAGAAAGCATCAGTGTCTGTCAAGAAATCATTGATCACATAACCATTTGGTAACATGCCTGTTGACTTCATAGCATTGACATCGTTGTCTGCTGTTCCTGGTCTAAGGTTAGAAGCCATTAATCTTTCTGCCACAAATTGTAGCTGACGAGGTATAATTAACTTCATGCCTCTTAAAGCAATAATTAATCCACGCTCATCAGTAAAACCTGCAATACTGATTAATGCATCTTCCAAAGATGTTTCGTTAAGATCAGCTGCTGCAACATTGTCTAACGTACCACCATTTGTTAATGGATGATCTGTTACACATAATGCTTTTCCATCACCACCTGTTATGGAAGTGTCGAATGCATTATTTAATACACCTGCTGCTTTTACTTGCTTAGTATGTGCCATAGATCTTGCAAGTGCTCTCGTATAACGTGAAGAGATTTTGTCATAAAGGTTATCCTCTACGGCTTCTTCTGTTATTGAGAATGCCATTGCAACGGTCTCATGGTTATACCTTGCAGTATAAGCCTCGTTTGCATCGTCAAATGTTACTGCATTACCCTCTGACTTAGTAGGGGCTGCACCAAATCCACTCAACATTACTTCTTCTTCAAACGCTCTGTCAGATGACTCGGTGTCGAAGATTTCAGAATGCTGACCTTCATATCTGTCGTATTCCATACCAAAGAGAGCGTTTAAGCCAGGCTCTAATTCTTTAGCAAGTTGTGCTCTTGAAATTGCCATAGTTAATTACTCCTTATGATATAGCAGCATCAGCGTCACCAGAAGAACTAGCAAACACATGATTGTTGAGTTTAACGATATAAGAGATACCTGCGGCAGAGTGATCAGCGTTAGTCACATCTTCATGAATGCCCACTATCATTAGAGGGTTTGAAGGATCTGAGTCTTCAGCTGAAGATATATCTACCATAGCACTAGAAAGTCCTGTTGTGCTATTTCCAGCAGTTGCAGTTGCAAATATTGCTGTTTTAAATATATCCACTCTTGCGACAGCTAAACTTGTGTTCGTCCCGTCAGAAGCAATAATAAACTTCTGCATAGGATTATCGTATATAAAACACTTGATATCAAAATTAGCGTTGGCAGTACCATCACCGCCCCACTGATTTTTGAAAGTTAGTTTACCTGTTGACGCATCAACGTATTCACATCCAGCAAATACACCAAGGAGTTGTTTACCATCTCCTCCGGCACTTGTAATTATTGCTGCGGTTCCACCTGTCAACTCGACTTCAACTGGAGAACCCTGGAAAATCGCTGAAGCATCGCTTTTGATAAAGTACTGACTAGTCGAATTGATGCCACCACCAATAACACTAATCGGCTTTAATCCAAACTTTACGTTTACATTAGCCATCTTTTAGCTCCTTTTGCTTCATTATAGTTACTCGGTTGGTTTTGCTTTACCACCGAAAGATACACGACTTTGCCTATCCGTATGGATCGGCATTGAGGGATGTTGTTCCCTCATTAGGTTTTCATCCACGGCTTTCATCTGGTTGCGGGTCTGGTCCCGATAATATTCAGTTCTTTCCTCTACCGTTTCTTCTGGTATTCGTGCAAGCATTAAACCACCTACACCAATTACCCCTGCATTCTTACCCTCGTCAATTGTCGGATACGAAGCTCCAGAATCTGGATATTCATCCGCTCTAACTGGCTCCCAGCCTTCCCTGAATCTTGAGTGCATATTCGTTTTATCATCCTCACCTCTTAAATGAGTTCTGATCCAACGATGCTTGTACCCAGCAGGTGCTTCCGGCATAGCCAACTTCGATGGGGGTGCCCAAGGTTTTCTTCTTTGGGTCTTTGCACGACTTTCATTATCTCGTGTTGTTCTATTATCTGCCATGTTTTACTCCTTCACATACTTAGCATATTCTTCGAGCGGAACATTCAGCCTTCTCGCAATAGCAATTTGCGAGGCAGACAACTTGACTGTTCTGCGTCCCTTTGGTGTTGACGACTTGGAAGCCGTTGTCCCAGCAGAGGCGACTCTGGGACTGTTAGATTTTTTAGGAGTTTCTTGGAATTTATGTGGAAACTCCGTTCTAATCCTATTATCTAATTCAGTATAATACTCATCGGACGTTGCGTCAAACCCCTCATCCTCAATTAATTGTTTATGTAAGCCAAAAGCAGCATAAGTCATAGTTTGATCTTGTCCAAACCATGTGTTCTTTTTTGCCCAATCAGATGCTAGGGTCTGGTGGAGGAGGTGCCACTGCGGGAGGAGGTGCCGCTGCCTCGACTTGAGGTGCTTTTGCTTTTTCTTCTCGATCTGCTTTTATTTGAGCAAGTCTTGCTTCTTCCATAGCTATTCTAGAAATATTTTGTTGTGCATCATACATAGCATCGGGATTACCATCCTCTAAAGCTTTCTTGTATGCTTCTTTTGCAGCTATAGCTTGAGATTGTACTCGTGTATCAAACTCACCAACATAAGTGGTATCTAGTTTATCTATTCTAGTTTTTAAATCTTCGTTTTGTTTTTTTACAGCTTCTGCGTATTCGACTGCTGCTTGTCGTTGTCTTTCTTCTTCACGGAATCGATTCGTTAGTTTGCTAATACGTTTCTTAACAGAGTCCGAATATTCAGACAAGTCATCAGCATCCTCAGATTTTGGTTTATCTTTTGTTTCAACTGCAACTTCATTTGACTCTTCTTCTTTAGCGTCTATTTCAATTTCTTGACCTTCTTCTTCGACTTCTTCAACTTTAACATCTTCTTGCATACTATACTCCGTATGTTTTGATGCCGTCAGGATCGACAATGGTTTTTATAGCGTCCCCACCCTATATTCCGTATGTTTTTATGTCATCTGGATCCACAATAGTTGCAATGACTTCATCGTCATTGATGATTCTCACTTCTCCACCTTCTATTTGAAAACGTGAACCTGCGTAGCGACCAATACAAACCCAATCGCCTTCTTTACACCAAGCTCCATTTTCTCCAAATTTATCAATATCTTTATATGCAAGAGGTCCGACTTTAGTAACATAAGCCGTAACGGTAGCTCGTGCTTCTCTTTCTCTTACTGGATCTGGGACATAAACACCACCGTCAGTTTTTTCTTTACCCATATAAGGCATGACTAATATTCGCCAACCTGTGGGTTGTGGTACTCTGTCTTTTATTTCTAGTTTCTTCGCTGCTTCTTCGGCTTTTTTCTTAGCGTTCCTTTGTGCAAGAACGTATTCAGGTACTATCAGACTCATCATCCACCTTTTTTAGCAGGGTTTGTATATGTTCCAACGCATAAGAGAGTCCCTGGATCTCACCTACCATTGCCTTGTAATGACCAATATCAGATGCACTGCCACTGGTCAAGGAAATACTTATATCATCTATTCGATTTGTTAAATCTTTTTTATATTTATGTAGGAAATCGGCTATGTACATTAATATAAACCACCCAAGGTAGTGACTTTCCCATCTTTGTCTGTAATAGGTCCAGATAATGATCCTATCCCAACGCTAGGACCAGTGGCTACACTATTAACAGTGCCTGTTGAATCAACAGTACCTGCTTTTCCTTTAGTGTCATTGAAACTTAATGCATCTTTAACAGCATTTGTTACATCATTAAACATGTCTGGAGCCA